TAGCAACTGTTTCATACATCTGCATAAACATATCTGATAACGCATTGTAAAATGGCTCCTGCATTAACGAACCTCTTTGTATCATTAATTGTGTTACCCCTACTAACTGATCGCTTCCTGTTGATTCTCCTTTTAATGATTCATTCACACCTGTTACTGTTTGTATCAGGTTTTGCATGTTGTTAATCATTTGAAACATTTGGTATGTTCCCGCTTTTGGAGTTGCATCGTAATAACCTACAGTATTTGGTATTCCTTTCCCACGTGTTCTTACAGTGATAGGCTTCCCTTCTTTAATGTCTAAGTAAGTTTGTTCTGCATCTTCAACTGAATCTTCATCTATGATGACGTTGGAACCTCCCGAACTGTTCATTCGGCTTTCTGATAATGAAAGCATACGGTTAATAAATCTTTGTGGACTTATTGCATCGTCAACCGGTGAAAATATCTCTCCATCTACATAACCCCAAATAGCCACTTTAAAAGGGAAATTAACGTTTGAAATGTCTTGGTATTTTGTATCTTGGTAAGGGTCCATACCCCAGTCAAGTATAATGTCCGAATATTTTTGCGCTTCACTTGAGTTCATTGATGAAACTACTTCGCTTGGAATATAAGTACAATATCTTAATACATCACAGTAAAGCATTGTAGTCTTTTTTCCATTAGGAAATAGTTTACGGTTTTTAGGTGTGTCAGGCGGGGTAATCAAATCTGCTTCTTCATATATCTTTTCAGCATCTAATGAATTTTGAGTTGTTTTCTTTCCTATTCTTACTAATACAGGGTAGTTATCTTCATCCATTACCCAACCATACTTGTATCTTTCAGTATCTTTCCAATATACAGTTACAACAGGAACTTTATTAGCTCCGTAGTTTCTTGTGTTTGTACTTGATATGTAAGTTGTGGCATTTCCTGCGTTTCGAGTGTATTCTTCTAATGCTTCTGCATCTTCGGGCTTTACATTCCAACGTTCTAACACTAACGGTATGTCGATAGGTTTTACTGTACCCATAAATTCAGCATCGGTCAAATCAAACTCCCTTGCATCTCTATCAAAAAAGAAGTCATCAGGCTCTATTGATTCAAATCTTAAATCTCCTCCTTGCAATATTGCTTGTTCTACTGCTAATCCAGTTAAAGCTAAGTTTTGAGATGCTTTTACTTGTTTCTTTTGGAATCTGTTTAATTTCTTAGAGTAATCTAATAAATCATTAATTTCCCGCGTTAAGTTGTCAACGTACAAGTTCTCAAATATGATTTCTGTTTGACCTTCTTCTTTTCCAATTGAAGGGTCGTTATCTCTCATTATGTTTCCTACGTTTGGAAACTCTTGGGCTACTCTTGTTTTAAATAACTGTTCTGTAAGTCTTTTATCTCTTCTGTTTAAAGAGTGACTTGATATGCTTTTTGCAGCAGCATTGATATTTAAGATTATGGAGTTGCCACGATACTGTTCTACCATTGGTCTGATTAAGTTCTGAACCAACGCTAAACGAGTTGTGGTATTCCCGGTTGTATCTTGCAAGAATGTTTGTTTATCTTCTTGTAATGACCATTGATCACCTTTGTAAAAGTCTTTATTTACTTTATTTTTTGTTAACCAACTTGTATGACGACCATCATTGCCCACATAAAGACAGTACTTTGCCATCTTTAAGTGGTATAACGCATCTTTTACGTCTATAACCCTATTTGGTCTTGTTTCTGGTGCTACTATTAGTGCCATATATTTAAAGTTGTTTTTGTTAATTTTCTTCGTGCCATTGGTCAATCAATGACCCTCCTCCATCTACTTCTGAATCTGACATTTCTTCCCCGCGCTTCGCTACTGCAAATCCACTTTCCGACATACTGATTAAATCAGGTATATTTTTAGCGATGTTAGTAGCTGAATCTACATACTTCTTTATTTTGTCAAAATCCTTTTCTCCTTCCTTTTTAAATTCATCTGAATCAATATCCATTTTGATAATCTTTTCAAAGTTATTCAAAATATTATCGACCATCTTTTTTGCTCGAACTCTTGGCCCAAGTTTGTAAGTTTTCATCTTCAATATTGCTGAAGCTACTTTCTCTGGAAATTCAAGCGTTGCATATTGTTGTCTTATTGACCTTGTAGCCGAATTATCTTGCGCTACATATAAAGCATACTTTAAAGAGCTTTTTGCTCTCTCAAATTCATCGTCAATATCAAAGAAAGGACTTGCTTCATTTGCGAAATACCAAGTAAACAATAGTTCTACCTTGCTTAACTTCTTAAATTCAACAACGTCATTTAATTCAGGGTAGTCATTCAATAATCCACGAACAGATATAGGCCTAAATAAACTGTAGTCACTTAGGTAAGTATTTTTTCTTTCATAAGCTTCCTGACTGTCAGGTCTTATATCTCTTTCGGTTTCTATCTTTCTTCCCATATCATTAATGTCTTACAGGCACTCTAACTCCTACTTTTGATAGTGTTAAATCCTTGTTTCTTACTAATTTTTGAACTACTTTATATGTCATTGCTTCAGAAGTTACCTCGTAAGGTTGGTTTCTATCAAATGTCATTCTGCAAATGTAAGCAAAAACTGTTGCATAAAGTATATCATCTTTAAATTGTCTTTTATCTGATACACCCCAGACTTCGGCTCCTTTTTGTGTTACCGTACAATGGAAGGTTTCCAATTGTCTAAAAAAGTCCAATATGTAAAACTTATTCCCGGATGTGGTTATAAGCTCGGCCATCTTATTTATGATAAATCTTGACCTATTTCCTCTATTATCTATCCCTATCATACTTCCCCCGCCTGTAAGGTAATCAGGCAGCTCTTTATTATGTACAAGTGAATTAAAGTATCCTTTCTCTTCCTTGTAATCTATATATGCTGTTCCAATGTTTGCTTCGACTAATTCAGGTACTCCTAATCCCTTATTGTTTGTATCAAAGTACAGCCCTAACAAAAGTGTTTGCAGGAAGTTGTACTTGATAGTATCTATTTCTCCACGCTTTACTTGGCGGTAAGAAAACCTCTACTGTTGCTCTACTCATTTCATCCATAGAAGGATTCAATGGAACAAAAGTTGCTCCTATAATCTTATAGGGAACATCTGAATACTCTCCTTTAGGTTGGGTATAATCAAATATAGGTTCAAAGTATCCTTTTTGTGATTTTAACTTATGGGGAGCATTTCTAATCCTATCCATTTGTTGATTTATCCAATCAGCAGATACAAGTAGTTTTCCTGTTGAAAGGAACATATCTTGTATAGTGGAAGGGTAGTGTTGTTTGAATTGAATTAGTGAAGCATCTTTTTCTGGACCATCTTCTTTAGCATAAGCACGTTTCTCTTTAAGATACATTTCTTTTGTCATCCCCGGCCTTGCTGTCCAATCAAAGAACAAAGGTATAATTCCATAATGGAAGTCTTTTTCCTCCCAATGTTTTACACAGTTGTAGTATTCTACTTCGTATGATTTGGTTTTTCTCTTAACTTCCCCCTCTTCTGTACCTCCTGTACCCCAAATTACTATTTGACGTTTCATTTTGAGTTTACCGGTATTAGGGTCTTGTCCAAACATTGTTGGTCGAGCTTCCTTAATCATTTTTCCTAACATTCCGATATATCCTGCTTCATCTATGTAAACACAATCAGGCGAACCACCATTGATTGCACCTACGCTTGGGGGAACAACTCGAAGTATGGAATCAGCTCCTTCTTTAGACCCTTTCTTAACTCCTTTCTTTACAAATCTTAGAACTTCCTCTCTATCGTTTCCAACAGTAGGCTTCATCCATTCAGGTAGGTTGTTAAAAGGGAATTTTACTTTATCATTTACAATTTCTTTAGCCTTCATATCATCTTGGGCTATCAGTTTCATTGTAAATCCTGAACGAAAAATAATCTTTGCTAATGCTGTTCCCGCGAATGTGGAGGTTGCAGCCATCTGTCTACCTTTACCCACCATAAGTGAATATCCACAATCCATAAGGAAACAAATTACCTTGTGAGCGGGTTTTGATTTATACTTGTTGTTTCCAGAGGTTAAATCTCCATCTTTTAAGGTAAGATACTTATCTAAGAAGTATAATGTGTTTTCTCTACAACGTATAAACTCGTTTATGCGGTAAGCATCTCTTTCATCTCTACGTGTGAATTGTGAGGAATCCCCGCCTTGGTCTAACCACGTTTTAGCTTGTTGGCAATACCTTCTAAAAGGTTGGTATTGTATCATATTTTGGAATCCTGAATTGATACTGTTTATCCAAGCTACAAATTCAGGTTTATGTTCAATATTACTTTCGGGATACCAATCTTTCTTTGTTATTTCGCTCCCATCTCCTTTGAAGGAAAATAGTGCTTTGTCTTGAAGTTCCTCGTAAGTTTTTGAATCGTTAAGTGTTCCTCTTTGAACGAAAGCAAAGTTAGCTTTATCTTCCCCGACTACCTTTGCATACTCGGAGTTATCAATAACCATTATATGTTCGTCAGCTAACTTTTCTTCGGGATATTTCCTGCCTTCCGTTAAGTTATCGTGAAAATCTTTTCTATCTTCTTGCTTTTGAGCAAGTATTTCCATATCGGTATCTCCAAAGGCAACTCTCTTTGCACGTTCAAGCATTTTTAGCTCTTCGGGAGTTAGGTCTACACCTAATTCGTGCATCTCCTGTAAGAAGTCTAAATGCCCTTCAGTTATTAATTCATGCTTTATGGAATGTCCTTTGAAACCCATAGGTTAAATAGCTTTTTTAATCTTCTCTAATTCTACTTTTACTTCGTCAAGGTCGTATCTTCCGTTTTTGCCTAAGATATAAGTCCATCTTAATAAACCATCACAAGTGTAGTCGATTAAAGGCTTCATAGATTGCTCTACTTCTTCCCCCGCTTCATCGTACTTGTTGGGAACCATAATTGGAACTAATGTTTCTACAATATCGTAAGCTGCTCCATCGTGTTCGAAAATCATTTTTTTAATATTCTCGCAGGAAACAAATGCTTTCAATACTTTTTTCTTTTTAGCAGCAGTTTTAGCAAGATAGCTTTCTTTTGCAAGGTTTACTTGCAAGTTTTCAATGTTTACTAAGAAATCAATGTTTCTCATTCCACGTTTGCTCATAGTGAACTTATTTTATCGGTGTATAAATTAATTAACTTGTTATAATCGCAATCTCTTTCAGATTCACCTTCATACTTCCATAGGATAGGATTGTGATCTAAGTACGGGTCTGCTTTATAAAAGGCAATTACATACGAAGTTGTTTTTGTTAATCCCACGTTCAATATGTCATCTTGCTTTTTAAAAGTAAACATATTGCTGATATTTACTGGGTCGATTGGCGTTCTGGCAATCTCTGAAATAATAAAAGTTTTACTTACTTGTGTCATTTTCAATAAATTTAAAAGGCAAAGATATAATTATTTTTGAAATGTTATTATATTTGTACCCTATTATTAATAATTTAAAACCATAAATTTATGAGTGCTTTAGCAAAACCATTAATCAGACCAACTGCTGCCGGTAGTTCGGGAGAAGATGTAAACATCGAATTAGTAACGAATATCGCAACTGTTGATTTAGAAGATGTAGGAACAAAGGCTGACAGATTCCTTATTGTTTTTAACTTTAACACAGGGATTCCATCGGTTACTTGGACTTACAAAACTTCTGCTTCAAGAAACACATCTCTTGGAAACATCAGAACATTAGCAGTAAATTCGATTGCTTAATCGTAAAAAAGGATGTACAACCATTAAATCCCGACTTAGTGCGGGATTTTTTTTGTTTTATAGTTTTATTTTACATACCTTTGTTTCACTATTAATAAATAAAACTTATATTATGCCAGACAAAGGAAGGTCACAGCAATTAACGCAAAAGACCACAGCAAAACCAACTCAACAGTTGACACAAAAAACTACTTACAAAGCTCCAACTCAACAGTTGACACAGAAAACAACTAAAAAGTAAGTTAAAATCTTTAAATCCCGACTTAGGTTGGGATTTTTTATGCCTAATTTTACCGTTTATCCCCGTAAAAAACCATTAAATAAAGAAATTTTTAAAATAATTAGTGTAAATGTTGTTTGGTATTAGAAATATAACGATATTTGTGCTGTAATTTCAAGCCTAAGATTCTGCAAATTTCTTTACAGGCTTAAAAACGTTTTAGTGATGTAGCGTTTTTATCAAAAACACTGGTTTTTAGTTCCCAGTGTTTTTTTTTTGCCAAAAATTTGCTTTTGTATTGATATAATGTTTATGTTTGCAGTGCAGAATTAATTATATCACTAAAATGACAAAATTTAAACAGCAAAATACGAATCAAACCACGAGAATACACGGAAAGATGTATTACGATGCTTTTAAGCACGGTTGGATGCCATCACTTGCATATTTTGTTTATTTATCTGTAAACTTCCCTCACAAGCGATTTAAAGTTGAAGAAACGGGCTTAAACACCAAAGTTTTGTATAAACATTTGAGCATTTTGCGGGAAAAAGGACTATTAACGTACAAAAATGGTGTTGTAACCATTATTTCCAATAAGAAAATCATCCGAAAATACCACTTTAACAGTGGTTTTAGGTTATTTACCAAAGAAACTACCTTAAAAGGTATTAAACAATTTTTAAAATCCGTTCCCATTATATCGAATTTGTATCGTCAGAAGAAGATGATCGAAGTCAAAGAGAATTTCCGTAGAACTTATACCTACCTTGAAAGCAATCCGAAGGCGAAAGTCGGAATGAAAGCTTTTAGGGCATTAAAAAAATTCCAAAAGGACAACGACATACACGACATCAGACCAATACGACTATCGTTACATAAGGCGGGGAAAGTATTAGATTGTTCAAAGCCTACTGCTGTAAAAATACGCAAATATTTAAACGATGTAGGTATTGCAAGATACCAACGTAACTTTAAACTTGTAAAAGAAGGGGTAACGAAGGAATTTGCATTAAGAGCTATTGCATACGCTAAGGAGCATAGTTTCCGTTTTATGACTTATAGTGATGGAAACATTTACGAAGAGCATACTCCGATTTTCCTATTACAGTTATCTAATCCCTTGGGTCTTGATTCGGGTTTTTGTAGTAGAGGTATAAGTAGTGTAAAGAAAAAGTGAAAATAAAAATAGAATTAAAATAAAGAGAAAAGATAAACGAATAATGCTTATCCTCAAACAAAACCTTTCCTCACTTAATACTTTCCATTAGTGTAGAAAAGGATAATAGTAAAGATAAAGAAACTAACTTTGAAATCAGAAATTAATCGAAACCTATTGGGAAGAACCTTTCAACAAATCGTATTCCCCAATACAAATTAGATTATTTTCGTACAGGTTTCTTTTTAATTAGTTGTTGGAAGAAACTTGTAGTGTTTGTTAGTTGTAATTCCCTGCTTGTACCGCTATTCAAGCGGGGAATTTTTTAAAACGGTTGGGTAGCATAATTGGGTAGATGCTAAAAAGATGAAAATCGTGCAATTCATCATAACTTAAGTCACGTGAGTAGGTTCGATTCCTGCCCCAACCACATAGCAAGGCGTAAATGATAAGGAAAATCAGTCACAGGTTTACGCCCAGTTGCAGACTGACCGAAATGCTTACGGTTATCGGGGCTTAACTCATAAAGTCCAGAGAGCATAATCTAACGAGTGACAGGCGGGGAAAGACCCGCATATTTTTTAAAAGTAAATTAAGAACAGATAATATGATACCTTGCTATTGCATAAACGATTCAGACAAGCCGGAGGAAATACCAACATCACAATGGATTAAAAAAGGAGAAAAGTACCACGTTACCCACGTTTACAATCAACTCCTACAAAACAATCAATTTGGAGTACTACTAAAAGAAGTAAACCTTAAAGGATGCGCTCCCTACAACTGCTACCTAATTACCAGGTTTGTATTTTTAGAAAAAGATTTAAAAATGCTTAAAATTATGATAAAAGCCTGTGGGGAATTAGATAGCATTGATGTTTCAGAACTCGTTAACCTAACATTAGAAGAAGTATAAAATAAACTCTATTTTAACAAAAGAACTTCAATCAAATATTGTACACTATAAATAAATTAATATGAACCTACACAAGCTATTATTCCCAAAGCGACATAGGGAAATCCAAGAAGTAACAAAACGTCTTAACGACTTTATTACTCAAAACAAAGAAATGGGTATTCACTTAATGAATGAACCTTTCTTTCCAGAATACCTAAAATTCAAATTACACAAAGATCCAAACGATATACGTGTAGAAATATACGAAAGGGATGGTTATCAAATATCCCCCGACACAACAACAGGCGGGGTACACAAATGGTTTATAATAACCCCAGAAAAAACACCTATCATAGCAAAGATACCTACAATGTATCACGCTGTACTATTCCTACAATCAATAGGCGCACCCGTATCACTCGATACCATCTTCAACTCAACAGATATTCAAGAATTAAAAGGATAACTATGGAACAAATAAAATTCATATACGGAGAAGATGGATTCGTTTTCCGTAACGATCAAAACGACCTATGTAAACTACTTGGTGTAAACAAAGACCAACTAATATCCATAATGGATTCAGGTATTGGAAACGATGAACCAATGGAGTATGAAGATGCTCACACACTTGTAGGATGGTTTAAAGAAAAAGGATACATCTTACTGAAAAAACCACCTGAAAAGGTTTTAGCCAAGACTGTAACCCAAGCCGGGGAAATACTATCAGAACGCTACCACTTTTCAGGAAGCAATCAATTCCTATTTAAGAAAATCTTAGGCTTTGATGAAAGCACAAACTACGGTTCCTTTGAAGTAGAAGAAGTAGGAGTAAGAGAAAGATTTACTTTTTATTTTCAACTTATCAAATAACCATCAAATAACTTTCCCACCCTCTATCCTACGGAATACGCCTTTAAAACATTTTCTGTACACTAAGGGGCGGGAAAGATTAAATTTGAAATCAAATAAGCATTAATGAAAAAACTCCTATTCCTCCTACTCCCATTATCCTTTCAAGGGCAAACATTAAAGGAAGTACATTCATACCTCTATCAAGTAGGGATGAAACACCCTGATATTGTAATGGCCCAAGTAATATACGAAAGCCAACACCTTAAATCCTACAACGCAACACACCGTAATAACATTTTAGGACTTGGCCCACATATCACATTTGAAAGTTGGAAGCAGTGTGTTCTATTTTATAAATTTAACATAAACATTCGTTACAGAACCGGGGATTATTTTGAATTTTTAAAATGTATGTACAAAACAGAAAGTGGTTGCAAAGCATATTGTCCAGAAGATAACTACATACAAAGAATAAAAGAAGTTTATAAAAATATTGAAGGATGCTGATTTATTTAAAATAATTACTATCTTTGTATTACTGTTCGGTCTCACGCTAAGAACATAAAAAATTATTGAACCTCGATAATGAATTTGGAAGTGAGACCCCAAAGGATTTACCGGGGTTTTTTATTTAACAAAAATAATATGGAAATTTGGAAAGACATACCTAATTATGAAGGTTTATATCAAGTGTCAAATATGGGTAGAGTAAAAAGTTTAATTAAAGAATGGAATACATATACCGACAGATTAGTGAAGCGTAAAGAAAGAATATCTAACGGACACAAAGGAAAGGGAGATTATCTGTGTTTTGTATTATTAAAAAATAACAAATCAAAACACTTTAAAGTTCACCAACTTGTTGCGATGTCTTTTTTAAACCACGTCCCTTGTGGTCACGATAAAGTAGTTGACCATATTAATGGAATAAAAACAGACAATAGGCTTGAAAATTTACAGGTAATAACACATATAGAAAACGTTTGTAGAGTTCAAAAAAGCAAGGAATGCACGTCAAAACATAGAGGCGTTTGTAAAAGAAAAGGCGTTAAAAAATGGAACGCTTATATTGGTATAAATAAAAAAAGAATCCACTTGGGTTATTTTGTAAATGAATTAGACGCAGTAAAAGCTCGTGAGTTAGCGTTAGAAAACTATTTGAAAACAATTAACACGCAACAATCGTTATTTTGAAAATATGGATACCTACATCGTAAAATTAGAACAGATACTATTTAAAATCTGGTCTTGTTAAATTAGAATTATGAAAAACAACAACAACGAAACAAACGCACTTTCCCTTTTTGATGGAATGTCTTGCTTTCAAATAGCACTAAAAGAACTTAACATCAAAATCGACAACTACTACGCTTCAGAAGTGGATAAACACGCTATCGCTCAAACGAAACACGCTTTCCCAAATACCATTCACTTAGGTGATGTTAGAGATATAGACGTAACTAAACTTCCTTATATTTCGATACTCGGTGGAGGTTCTCCCTGCCAGTCCTTTTCATTCGCGGGGAAGATGAAAGGTATGTCAACAAAAGAAAGTATAAAAATATTAGAACTTGACCACTACCTTGAGCTTAAATCAAAAAACTTTGAATTTGAAGGGCAATCATACCTATTTTGGGAATATATGAGAATACTTCGTGACATACAAAAATACAATCCCGATGTAGAATTTCTACTTGAAAACGTAGTAATGACAAAAGAATGGGAACTTGTACTTTCACGAGCAATAGGAATAGCCCCAATAATGATAAACGCTGCATTAGTTTCAGCACAAAACCGTAAAAGACTTTATTGGACCAACATACACAACTTCCCACAAGGCTTTTTAGGTGATCCCGTATGTGAAATACCACAACCAAAAGATAGAGGAATACTACTAAAAGACATCCTTGAACCAGTAGTGGATGAAAAGTATTTTTTGAGTGATAAAGCCTTAGCTTACTTATTAAGAGCTAAAGAAGAAAGAACTGAAAACGTAGTTTATAATGATGGCTCGGAGAAAACATCTACATTAACAGCTAATTATCATAAAGGTGTACACAATGGCGGGGAAACTTATGTTAAAGACTTCATCGTAGCCCAACGAGGTAGAAACCCCGACAATCCAAAAGATAGAACAGTAGGTAGCCCAACAGAACAAATGCTTGAACCTCGTAACGATGGTAAAACAAACTGCCTTACAACAGTGCAAAAAGATAACCTTGTAATGCAGATAAATCCTTCAAAAGAATCTAACGGTAAACAACCCTTCCAACAAAACAGAATCTACGATAGCGAAGGTATTTCCCCAGCTCTTTGTGCGCATAAATCTGATTTATTAGTAACAGTAAAAGAAACAGAGATAGTTTTAGGATGCGACTTCAGAACTGACGAAGGTATAAGAATAAGAAAAAATGGTAAAAGCGGAACATTAGCAGCAAGAGCAAGAAACGATGAAAGTTGCGGTCAACTCGTTATGATTGATGGATCAGACAAAATATCAAACTACCGCCAAGACAACCCAACCCACATAGACAACCCAAAGCACCCAACTTTACGTGCAGATGCCGGGGGAAAACTAAGAGGAGTAGGCATAACAATCCCTAAAATTAATGACGCTACTAAAGAAAATACTGAAATTAATATTTACGATGATTACAATAGTAGATTTAGAACAGACCAAAAAAGCGGTTCGTTAACAACGAATATAGGTAGTAAATCTCAAAGGAATGGGCAAAAATTAATTATCCAAATCCCCGAAGCAACAAAAAAAGGCTACGTTGAAATACAACCAGGTGAATGTTTCGACTTCGAACATCCCGATTCCTCTACGAGTAGAGGAAGAAAAATGATAGACAAATCCAACACCCTTATGGCTTCCGAAACAAAGTTTATGCAACTAACAAAAGACTTCCGAATCCGCAGACTTACACCCCTCGAATGTTCTCGATTACAAACCGTTCCCGAATGGTACTCGTGGGGAAATACATCTGATACTCAAATCTACAGGATGCTCGGTAATGGATGGGCCATAGAAGTAATAAAACATATTCTCTCATACTCAAATCTAAACAAAAAATGAAACTTAAAAAAATAAACAAAATCCTAAAGGACCCAACAACCTCAAAAAGATTAAAAAAAGAAATACACTCACTATTCGAAGAACTTGAAACACTTAACCACCGTTACGAAAACCTACTATACAGATATAAACCAGTGGAAAGTACTGAAGAACTGTTCACGCAACAAAATACTTCTGGAAAGACTACGAAAGAATGATAACCAACAAATCCCTAACAAAAGAATACACAGAATAACCCATACCTAAAAAATATGGGTTCTTTTTTATCCCCCTACCCCTTTTCACTTCCGAAACACCTCATAAACAAGGTTTATTATTGGAATCCTAACATTAAACCACACCTCGCCTCACCAACGGTTTTACTGGGATTGAGTATAACATATACACCGATGGGATAAAAAACACTCTTGGAATCCTATTTTCTTATTAAGGTACTTTTAATCCCCCTACCCACTTTCTAAAAGAAAATGTATCCTCACATAATCCTATAACCAATATCCTAAGTCGCTGAACACAAAAGTATTAAGGAATCTAAAATCGAAAATAATTCTATGGGTGGGGTATTATGTCTAACAAACACCCCCCTCCCCATCACTGAATCGGAAACAAAGGTAACAAAGGAGCCAACGCACCAACGCAACAATGTATATACATATACGCTTCAATGCGTGTAGATACGCGCCTACGTGCATACGTTGATCCGCTACATATACGCTAACACGTGTAACTTATTACATAGTTTTTATATATCAATAGAGTAGGGGAGGAGCTACGCATTGCCCATAAATAAAGGGCTTGAAAAGTCTATTTAACATAATGTAAATTATCAGACAAAAAAGAACATTAGTCTATTGGATTGGTAGAGTATTGAATTTTTATAGAAAATTATTGTTTTTATCTGCATATAAACAATAATAACCTTTATTAGTTTTGTGGGCTTCGTGTCTTGTGCTTCGTGGCTTCGCCTTTGTGCCTCTCTCTCAATCGGTTTTTATTGTGTTGGTTTTCTTGTTTAATTGTTTCTTTGAATATTGGGTTACTTGATACCTGGTATTGTATGTTGTTTGTTTGTTGTGTTGGTTGTTTGTTTATCTCTTATGTATTTGTCTATAATAGTAGTTTAATTAATAGTATTATGTTTTTCCCGCGCCTACCTTAAAACGGGGCTTTTGAGCGTTTTTTACTTGTTTTTTGATATATCGCATATCTATTAAATTTTAGTTCCTTAAATTCGATTAAAATAGTCTTGATATTGATCTCAAATTGACAGTATATTGACACTTTGAAATTCAAAGTACTTTGCCTTACATAGCGATTTTGGGCTATTTTAGCCGTATTTATCCGATTAAAAACGGATAATTTCATTTAATATACATTTTTATTTATTTGATATTCAAGGTTTTAATAATTATTTATAATAATTTATTATTTTTTATTACTTTTTTGTATTGTCATGTAAAATATTGTTTCTATCTTCGTGGTGTTGAAAGGTTGAAGCATTAGTATATCAATAGCGGGTAAATAGATGCACGAACTAATTTTTAAAAGATAGGTTATAATTAAGTAACCGAAAACGGACCTAATTAAAAACCTATCTTTATTTTTAAACTTTGTAAATTAATAATATAAATATATAACATCATGAAATCAAATAACGAAATGAAGTACTTTTCTATTCACTCCGTAAAAGCGTTAGAAAATAAAGTGTTTAGTATTGTATTGGGTAATATAGAAAATACTGAAGAAAAAATAAAGATAGCTAAAAATCTTTACAATGATGAAAACTGGTATTTTGAATTTCATAATTATAAAATCAATATGAATGTAGTAATTAATTAAATAGTAATAATTAGGTTTGTCCCGCGCCTATATTTAAGGCGGGTAAAATTAAAAACATATAACATCATGAACACAGTTAAACAATTAGCACCAAATCAAATGTACTTTTTTGCAGATGGCAAAATAGTATTTCAATCTTATTCTACTATAGTATGTACTATTGAAAACTACGAACAAGGCAACGAGCCAATAATTAAGATTGTTGAAGGGCAACCACAAAGCAAAACTACTGCAAAGTATTTAAACGAATTCCTACGTTTGCATACTGGTATTTCAGATTATAAAAAAGTAAATAAATAATTCACCCCGCGAACACATTACAAAAATTAATAATTAATAAAATACAACATCATGAAAGCTAAAGTAACAAAAAGCCAAATAAAACAAAACTTTGTAAATATTTTTTCAATTGGATATTGTGATATTCAATATCTAACATACTATAAAAAACCCTTTGCATATTCAAGCGGGATCAACGGTTGGAATTGTGACTATTACGAAATAGATAATACTTGTTTAAGTACTGGCTATAGTCCAATAGGTAAAAATGTAAATTGGGAGCTTATAAAGAAGTATGAAGCGAAGGCACAAAAAATAGTAAATAACTATAATTTAGGATACAAAGTGCAAATAAAAAGAGTTGATAAACTACTAATTGAGTTTATTAATAAATGTAAAGAAACAAGTAAATAACAATTTTAACCCCGCGTTCACATTGGCGCGGGGTAATTTAAAAAAAATAACAAATTAAAAAAAAGAACATCATGAAAACAATTAAAAAAATATTAGTACAAGAGTTGTACGATAGATACGTATTTTTAACATACGAAAATGGAAAGATAATAGGATTAAATTTTCATCATGGTATTGATCATCCAGATTTTGAAAGTTTTTTAGAACCGTGCGAAAAATTAACTACTATCTTTAATAAAATTTGCATTAAAAATGCACACTTAAATTTAAGCGAAAAGAAGTTAATAAACAAGTCAATGAATAAATATTATGATAAATATTTATACCCTAAAGAAACTATTACAATACCAACAGGACAAACAAAACTAATTCAAGAAGCGATAAAATTCTACTTAAAAGGCTTCGCAGAATTTAACGCAGAACCAACGCAAGAAGAACATTATAAAATTTTTGATCTTCAGCAATTAGATGCAATGTTGAATTATAAAATATCAATTACAATAGAAACACAAAACAAAGATAGTTTTGCACATAAACATGGAATGGACTTTCCAGAATATTTATAAAAACAATACAATAACAAATTAAAAAAAAACATCATGAAAAAAATTAGTAAAATAAACGAACAAATTTTCAGCTTATTAGAGAGAGCAAATGAAATAAATAGTTTTGAAGCGCGTAACGACTTTGATACTCGAGAGGGGTACATAGTAGGCAATATTAAAGTTTACGAATGGTTAAGCGCTTCAGACGTTGAAGAACATATAAAAACATTAAACTTAACCGAAGAAGAAAAAGAAAGTTTATTAATAGAATTTAATGAAGATAGGCTAAATTCAATTTACTATCATACATGCGAAAATCAAGTAAGTTATTTTAAAGATTTTGTAGACTTATGCGCAACAACTAATTTTAACAAACTTTGGAGAGCTTTTAACACAATAAAAGAAAACTTTTGCAGTATCGAATTAAAATACTATTACAACTACATTGAAGGACACGAAGACAAAACATTAAAAGAATTTCAAAAATACTTTATTTCAAAAAATGAAAAAGACTTTCAAGAATATTGTATCCTTTCACAATTTGATGAAAAAAATGTTTGGCAGTTTGGAAGGTCTGGAGGATGGTTATCATTTGCAGAATGTAGCGAAGTAGAAAATTTTTGCGAAGATGAAGCGAACATGTACTATTATTTACAAAGCGCATACAACGAAGATAACAACAAGGAATTTAATGAAATATTAAACGATAATATATATCGAAACGAAACAAAAAAGGAACTTATTAAAAGGATTGAAGACGCAATAAAATGTTTTGATGAAAAAATTGAAGCAGTTAACTGGATGTTAAAACATATTGAAGATGAATTAAAAGGTTTTAAAGAAAATTTATTGCATCAGTTAGAATACGAAATAGATAATTTTATAGATCAAGAATTTAATATTGATATTCAAATTAGAAACTTTTTGAATGGTAACACAAACGCGCTTAATTTCATTAAAGAAGTTGAAAACGATAAAATTGTAACTAATTTTGGCGCAAAAGTATTAATTAAAGATGCTATTAAATTTATTAACGCTATCAAAAACAAAGTGAATGTAATAGGGCAAAAAATAGGTCCCTATACAATAAACAAGGTATTAATAGAACAAAGCAAAACTTTTGTTAAAATAGGGTGCCACGTTTTTAATGTAGAAAGCACAGAAACAAGGTTAAACGAATTAAAACTAATCTAATGAATACAGAATACCAACAACTCAAATTTAAACGCTTAAACGCTTCGCAAATGCGTCTATTTGCTTCAATACAACTAATAAACGCATTCGAGTTATTGGATATTGAAAAAGGTAAAAGAAAACCGGCACAAATTAGTTCAATAGTGTGCATTAATTAAATAATAATTTACCCCCGCTTCATTATCGGAGCGGGGACATAAAAAAACAAAAACATCATGGCATTAGAATTTATATTACAAGAAAATACATTAACGGATAATGTATTATTATTACCAACAAAAGGCAAAATATTTAAAGGAAATTATATTGCAATAATAAAAGAATATTGTTTTCAAAACGCCTGGAGCGATAGAGAAATAATGAAAAAATTTAGAAGTAAAAATCAACTATTAAAATACATTGAAAAAAAGTATCCAAAAGTCGACTATTTAGATTTTAACGGAACGACTTTAGAAGATTAAAATTAAACATCATGCGAAAAGAAAACCAACAAATAAAGGACCTAATCAATTTTATCAATTCACTTAAATAATACAATACAATGAAATTTTTATACATACTCAACACCGTTGACAAAACAAGTTCAACCGAACCCATAGGAATTTACACAACCGTTAACAATGCTATTAATGGAGCATTGGAATACACTAAATTAACGGACAAAGAACCGTTAAACGAAGATGACAAAGATAATTTGTCAAAGAACTTCACAACAATGGATCGAGAAGAAG